GAAGTTTTAATAATTTTTGAAACTCCCGATCAAACCAATGATACATCCGAACCTTTAACAATCAGTAAATGGTATACCTTATCTTTACATGAAAAGTCTAATCTAGGAATAGATTTAACTTCATGGAGAGGTCGCCCATTTTCTGCAACTGAAAAGGAAGGATTTGATATTTCTAAATTAATCGGTGTTCCTTGTATGTTAAATGTTATTCAAGGGAATAAGAATAACAAGATAGGTTCAATAATGCCTTTACCTAAAGGCGATAAGATTGCTGAACAATATCATACGAGTGTTATCTTTGATTTAAAAGAGTTTCAAAATGGTAAGAAGGAAGTCTTTAATCAATTACCCGATGGTATTAGAAATATAATATTACGTTCAAAAGAACTTGATGGATTAGACCAAACAGATTTAGGGGATGAAAACAATGGGTCTAAAACTGTTGGTGAAGAACCCGTACCATTTTAATGTTAGAGAATATAATTAAATTACTAGAGTTAGGTTTTACTAAAAAAGAAATACTAAAAATACTTGGTATTTGTTGTTGTTTAAATCCTAGCTTTATATCTTCTTCAACAAAACCAAATTTTGATTCTAAATGTCAAACTTGTGGTGATAAATAATGGAATATACTAACGCATCTAATCTCCCTTCTGCAATCCAACGAGCAGTAGCTAACGATCCTTATTCATCCAAAGGGTCGAATATATCTGCTACTCGTTTGATTGCCCCTCCTAGAATAAGGGTGTTAGAAATGAGAAATTGGGATTTATTAAAGGAAGATGTATCTGATAAGATATTTGCTTTACTAGGACAATCCGTACACCATGTTATAGAACGATCAAAACAAAGAGTTGATTTATCTGAAAGAAGATTATTCTATAAAGATGATAAGATAACTAATGGTTGGACTTTGAGTGGTTCATTTGACTATCTTGAAAGAGGTGGAAGATTAATAGATTTTAAAGTCACTTCTGCTTATGCAGTTAAAGGTGCTTTAGAAAATCCCAAGCCCGAATGGGAAAACCAATTAAATGTATTGGACTTTCTATGTCGTAAAAATCAAAAAGATTTAACTAGCTATGGTAAACCTATTAAAGTTAAATCATTAAACATCATGGCCATATTAAGAGATTGGTCTAAACTCCAAGTAATGAGAGATGATAGATACCCTAGAAAACAAGTTGCTATGATACCTATTAGAAGATGGACACCAAAGGAACAAGAGGATTATATCCAAGCACGGATTAAGCTACATCAAGATGCTGAAAAGTCTAGTAAACTACCTCTTTGCACGGCCAAAGAACGATGGAGAAAGGAAGATAGCCACGCATTGATGGTTGATGGTCGGAAATCTGCAAAACGAGTATTACCTACTAGGGAAGAAATGGATCAGTATATGAAAGCTAATAAAATGGTGGAAGGACAAGGTTGTAAAGTTGTATTTAGACAAGGCGAGGATACTAGGTGTATGCACTATTGCCGTGTGAATGAATTTTGCGATCACTATATGAATGTCAAATTCTAAAAAAATAATAAGACCATTTGTTTTAACCAAAGACCCTCTCGTTCAAAGGATACTAGAACGATTTGCTAAACGATCTGAAAATGGTATAAAGAAATATGGTAGGACAATGGTTGATGCTACAAAAAGCATTGATGAATGGATAGATGATGCACAAGAAGAAAGTTGGGATAAGATTGTTTATCTTGAAAAGATTAAAATAGAACTACAAAAGAAGGAAGGAGTAAAACATGGCAAAAAAGAAAAAGAAAAATAAGAACAAAACAAAGAACAAGAAAAAAAATAAGAAGAAAAAAAGATAATTCTTGAAAATTTTTAGAATAGGTGTAAATGAAAAATATGAACTTTCATTTTTTTTACTTATCTCTATTCATTTATTGGACTATTCTCATAGCATTAACCCTGCAATTATACTAATTTCTTATTCCAACGACCCTTATCATTTAAAACCATAGGCAATAGTTTTGGAATACCATCTAAAATAATCCCACATCCTATTATAAATCTTGTTCTAAAGTTTTTAGCATAGTTAAAAGCCATAGACTTTTGATTGATTAAACATCCTACATTCATAGCAAAGAAAATGTTATCGGGATTAGCCCAATAGCTAATAACAAATTTTGTATGATAGTGTCCTTGAACTGCTGACATACCCATAGTTTGAGATACCTTTAATATATCTGCTGATCTTCCGTGAGTAAAAAAACATTTCTGTCCATTACTCATAGTTAAGGTTAAATCATCTACCCATTTCCATTTCTTTGTACCTAGAAAGTCGCCATAATCCTTTAGAAATTCCCTACTCATTCCGTATTTTAAAGCCCTCCTATACACCAAGCTAGAATGATTGCTCTCTACCTCTACCATCTTCGGAAATATGCCCTCTAAAGCCCGTATAAAGCCCCTAGATGCCTTTAATTCGTGTCCTGCACTATAGAGGTCAGGATCGTGAGTGTGCATATTTATGGCGTGGAAATCAAGCAAATCGCCTATGTTGATTACAAAGTCAGGTTTGTATTCTTTCTTAATTTCTTCTAAAAAAGTAAAGCTATCCCTATGATGAAAAGGAATATGAAGATCGCTAATGACCAAAATTCTTTTGTTCACTAATTACCCTCTATTGTTTCTGGAATGTTCTTGATACGTTCTATTTCTTCTTGTTTGGGATCAACATATTTAACGTGTCCATTATCAATATGTACATCCCGAACAGTACCATCTTCAAGAATAATATCTTTTAAAATTACAACCATACTGGTGGTTGTATTCTATAAGAATTTTTTATGTTTTACAAGATTTCATAATTTCAGACAGACCTTCTGCACGACTAGGTGTTTGCTTTGCCCAACGGCTATCTAACATTTCTTCGGATGCAGTTTGATAATCACCTTCACCTAATGCCTTCCACATATTTTTGAATTTAGATACTCCACCAATTCCCAACTGAAACACCATCTCAATTAGAACACATTTCGCTTCATGTTCTATTTCATAGACTTCATTATTCTTCATTAATGTTTCTGCACCATGTCCAGCTATAATAAAATCTTGGTCAAATACTTTACTTAATTCTTCTTCTGTATATTCTACACCTTCTTCGTATGTATCTGATTTAGTTACAAGATGGCCATACCCGATTGTAGCAAATCCAAGACTATCTTTGTATACCTTGTTTACAAAACCTTCGTGCTTTTTGATTCTTGCCTTTAAATTGTCATATTCCATACGCTAATACTATATAACAGCGGCAAAATTTCAACAGAAAAATTAATTGCTAATTAATGTCAATAATACGACTACAGCAATGACCACGCCCATAGCAACTTTCTTATTGGCCATAGCTAATTTCCATATTCTTTTAGCTTCTTGTTTTACTTTGTCCATAGTATCCTCCATTACTTTTTCTTTATAATATCAGCACCTTTAAGGCCGTAAATTGCACTAACTACTCCTATAAAAAGAGCTTGATACCAAAAAGGCATATTGTTAAAATACTCAAAAAACATTTCTACCTTTTTCATTATTTCAGGATCGTCAGAAAATATACTCCAAATTAGCAACATCACGGGGGCAGAAACCAAAATCAAAACGAACTCGTCTTTCCATCCCTGCTGATTATTTTGCATAACAGCTTGTTTATATTCCAACTCACCTCGTGCCATTTTACTAGCATGAGTAGCTTGTGCATCAGCCATCAGCATCTTTGTTTCTTGACGCTTTTTATAGATATGACTACCTGCATTAACCGCTAATTTTATTGCACTTAACCACATATTAATACCTCATATTACCACTAATATAATTAATATTCCATTATATTATGTATCCTTTACTTTTTCTTCTAAACACCAAAAAGTAATCATAGCTTTCTGTTTATTTACCTCATAATCTGGTCTACTTTCAATAATAGCATACGCATTTTTATAACCTGCTAAACTACAATCTTTATGAGTATCAAAAAGTTCTACAGATTTTATAGGAGGTAAACAAGTTTGTGTTAATGTAAAACACATTTGCATCACGAGAGCAAATTTTATCATTATTTCTCATTTTCGTAAGATTTATCTTCAGCTTTAGATTTGCATTTACAATCATCACAAGTACATAAATCTCCATCATAATGATGA